GGCTTATCAATCCATTGCATTAAGTGCTGGAAGGGAAACTCCTGTTGGTCGTAAAGCTTTAGAGGAAGCTGCTGCGCTTCGTGATAGATATGTAGATATCCAAAACGAAACCAAACGACTTGCAGATGACCAAAGAACATTAGAGGGTGCTATGCAGGGCGTAGCAACAGGTGTAGCCGTTTATGGTGGTATTCAATCTGCTATGGCATTAAGTGGGGTAGAGAGCGAGAAGTTAAGAGAAACGCTTGTAAAATTACAGGCAGCTCAAACCTTAATGAATAGCATTAATCAAGTGGCAACTGCATTCGAGAAAGAGAGCGCCTTAATGCTTACTTTAAAGTCTGCAAAAACTAAAGCATTAACAATAGCCACAGGTGCTTATGCCGCAGTAACAGGTACAACAACAGGACTACTAAAAGCGTTTAGAATAGCTTTAGCATCTACAGGTATTGGTTTACTTGTTGTGGGTATTGGTTTGCTTATAGCTAATTTTGATAAGTTATTAGGTGTGTTTAAACCTGTCATAGACGGTTTAAAAGCTATTGGCGATGCTATCGGTTTAACTGATTTTGCATCAGAAGAAAGATTTGAAGCAGAGCAAAAAAGACATCAACAAACTATTGCAAATGCAGAAAAAGAATTAAAGCAAATAGATAAACTAATAGCAAAAGAGAAAGAAAGACAGTCTCAAATTGAAAGTATATATGATACTCGTGTAAGATTAGCTCAAGGCAATTCTAAACAAATTGATAAAATTGAAGAAGATAGATTAACATCAAGAAAGAAAAGCATTGATGAAGAAGAAAGATTATTTATTGAACAACAAAAAGCAATACGAGATAAATTACAAGCAAGTTTAGATTCACAACAAGCTAAAATTGATAGAGCTTACAGAAGACGCATTAAAGTAAGCCAAAAGGCTTTAGATATACAAGTACAAGGGGAAGAAAGATTAGCGGAATTAAATAGACAAATAAGAGAAAAAGACTTTATTAATATTACTGACTTCAATATTAAACGAAAAAATCTTGAATTAGATTTTAATGAAGGTGTAGAGCAAAGACGTAAAGAACGAGCAGATAAATATAAGTCATATTTACAAGAGCGTTTGAATGCAACGCGTAAAGCACAAGATTTAGAAAATTCACTTCTTAAAGACGGCATTGACAAAGAGCTAAAAATAAATCAAACAGGAGTACAAAGATTAATTGAAGACACTAAGAAAAACACGAAGCTTACACGAGAAGAAAGAAACAGGCTTATAGAATTATATGAGGAACAAGGGCAGCAAAAAGCGGAAGAAATCAGAGCTAAATACAGGCAAAAAGAAGTAGACGCTGAACGTAAGTTACAACAACAATTAGAAGCGGAACGCAATGCATTTGAAGATGAGATAGCAAACATCGAAGAGGCTAATTATCAAGCATTATTATCAGACCAAGAGAGAGAATTATTAGCAGTACAGGATAAATATTTTAGACTTGAAACATTAGCCGAAGGTAATGCAGAAGCTTTAAATGCTATTGAAATAGCAAGATTAAATGAAGAGAATGCAATCAATTTAAAATATCAAGAAGAGCAATACAATAATGAGAAGGCAATAAATGATAAAAAGAAAGCAGATGAAAAAGCACTAGCAGATTATAGAGTACAAGTTGCACAACAATCATTGACTGCTATTGGAAATATAGCGGAATTATTTGCTAAGGGTAATGAGAAACAACAGAAAAGGGCTTTTCAAGTACAGAAAGCTGTAGGTATTGCACAAGCTACAATTAACACGGCACAAGCCATTACAAAGGTATTTGCCGAAACTACAGATTTTACACCTACACAAAGTTTAAGAATAGCAAACGCAGTAGGTATTGGTTTAGCTGGTGCAGCTCAAATAGCAAGTATTGCTTCGCAACAATTTACAGGTGGGGGTGATGTAGAAAGTCCAAGCGGAGCAATTGGAGGAGGAGAAACTGTAGCGCCTCAATTTAATGTCGTAGGGGATTCGGGTGTAAATCAACTTGCACAACTTCAGCAGCAACCTACTCAAGCCTATGTTGTTAGTGGAGAGGTTACTTCAGCACAGGCACTTGATAGAAACCGAGTAACAAACGCAACACTTTAACCTAAATTAAGTTATTATAGTATGAAGATAATCGAATTAATTATAGACGAATCAGACGAAACCTCTGGAGTAGAGGCGATTAGTTTAGTAGAACAACCAGCCATTGAATCGGACTTCGTTGCACTAAATAAACACGAACTACAATTAAAAGAGATTGACGCTGAAAAGCGTATTCTTATGGGTGCAGCTTTGATACCAGACAAGTCAATCTATAGACGTAATGAAAAGAACGAAGAGTATTATATATATTTTTCTAAAGACACGGTACGCAAAGCAAGTGAATTATTCTTTAAAAAGTCTAATCACCAAAATGCAACATTTGAGCATAAAGACAAAATTAACGGAGTGACTATTGTTGAGAGTTGGATTGTCGAAAACACGGAAAAAGACAAAACGGCGCTCTATGGTATGGATGTTCCTGTAGGTACTTGGATGGTTAGTGCTAAAATTGATGACGAAGAGTTATACGCTCGTGCAAAATCGGGAGAGGTACGTGGGTTCTCCATAGAAGGATATTTCGCAGACCGATATGAAATGGGTAAACGCAATGACCAAAAGGAAGAGATTATAGAAGCTTTAAAAGACCTTTTAGACATCAAAGCGGAATCTTATGCAGACTATCCACAGGCAGTAAGCAACAACGCTAAAAGAGGTATAGAACTAAACAAAAAAGTAAACAATAAATGTGCTACGCAAGTGGGTAAGGTAAGAGCGCAGCAGTTGGCAAATAAAGAACCTGTTTCAGTAGAAACAATTAAAAGAATGTATTCTTATTTGAGCCGTGCAGAAGTGTATTATGAAAAAGGCGACCAACAAGATTGTGGATATATCAGCTACTTGCTTTGGGGAGGTAAAGCTGGTAAGCGTTGGGCAGAATCTAAATTAAAAGAAATTGAAAAAAAGTAGAACAGGAAGATTAGGAGGTAAACGTGCCTGTCTATGTAAAGACGGAACATATTCAAGAAAATGTTGTGACGGTGGTTTATGGGCGCAAGGAATAGGCAACATTTACGCACAAGTGCCTAATGGCGATAATAAATATTTAGTGCAACATTGCGAAAACAGTAAACAACATCACATTCATTTATCGGATACCTTAACAGAAGGCTCAGTTTATTATTTAAGGTTTCAAAATTCTCATCACGACGGCTGCCATACTGTAATCAGTACAACTTCTGGTGGTGGTTTGAATGTCTTATCTGCTACTTTATACTCTGATTGTGCAGACTGTCAAACACAGAATCCATAGGGGTTTTAAAGCAAAATGGAAACACTTACCTACTTATTTAGTTATTATAGTAGGTAACTAAAAATAAATTAAAATGAACACAAACACAGTTTTGAATAAAGTAAGAGAATTACTTGGTTTGCAAATCGAACTGGAGCAACGTAAATTAGATGACGGAGTTACAGTTGTTGAGGCAGATGCTTTTGAAGCGGAAGCAGAGATTTTTATTGTAACAGAAGACGAGCAAAAAATTGCTTTGCCTGTAGGTGAATACAAAATGGAAGACGGAATGATGCTAATTGTACAAGAGGAAGGTATCATTGCAGAGGTCAAAGAAGCTGAAGAGGCAGAAGAGGACAAAAAAGAGGAAGAGGAAGAAAAAGAAGAGGCTGTATATGAGGAGAAAGAGGAAGAAATGGCAGAGGAGAAAAAGCCTGTTAAAAAGACGGTTGAATCAATCGTAAAAGAAACATTCTTTACTGAAATCGAAGCTTTGAAAAAAGAGAACGAAGACCTTAAAGCAGAAATCGAATTGTTATCTAAAGACAAAACTGAAGAAACTACTAACGAAGTAGAAAATAAAGAAGAGGTTGTTGAATTATCTGACGAAAAAACGGAATCAGTAGAGGCAGCAACTAAACCAATTACACACAATCCAGAAAACGTAGAACAAAAAGAGGTATTTAAGTTTAGCTCTAAAAGAAGACGTTCTACAATGGATTCAATCTTTGAAAAATTAAATAAATAAATTATATTATTATGGCAACAAGTGGTTCAATCACATCAATTACGACTACATATGCTGGTGAGTTCGCTGGTAAGTACGTGGCTGCTGCTCTTTTGAGCGCACCAACTATTGAAAGAGGTGGAGTAGAGATTCTACCTAACATTAAATTTAAACAAGTAATGCAAAAAATGGCATTAACTGACGTTCTTTCTGACGCATCTTGCGACTTTACAAGAACTGACGATGCTATTACATTGACAGAGAGAGTTTTAGAGGTTAAAGACCTACAAGTAAACCTTGAACTTTGTAAGCTTGACTTCCACAATACGTGGCAAGGAATTGAGCAAGGTTACTCGTCTTTTGACGTATTACCTAAATCTTTTGAAGATTACTTAATCGGATATGTAGCAGACAAAGTAGCTGCAAGAAACGAAGTAAACTTCTGGAGAGGAGATTCATCAACAAGTGGAGAGTATGACGGAATCGTTACTCAAGTAGCTTTAGACGCTGGTTTACCAGCAGCACAAGAAATCGCTGGTACTACCGTGACTGCTGCGAACGTAATCGATGAGTTAGGTTCTATAGTGGATGCTATTCCTTCAACTGTTTATGGTCGTGAGGATTTACACATCTACGTTTCACAAAATATCGCTCGTGCTTACGTTCGTGCTTTAGGTGGATTTGGTTCTATCGCTAACAATGCTGGTGCTAATGGTGTTGACAACAAAGGAACACTTTGGTATGGTATGGGACAAGATTTAGCTTTTGACGGAGTTAAATTATTTGTAGCAAATGGTTTGGCTGACAATACTGCTATCGCAGCACAGAAGTCTAACTTGTTCTTTGGATGCTCTCTAAATTCAGATTTACAAGAAGTTAAATTGCTGGATATGAGCGATTTAGACGGCTCAAACAATTGCAGAGTAATTATGAGAATGGCTTGTGGAGCGCAGTACGCAATCGTTGACGATATCGTTACTTACGGAATCACAAACGCTGTGAACTAATAGAAGATTAATTAACAGAGCAGTTTTCGGACTGCTCTTAATATAAACATTAAAAACTTTAAAATATGTCCTGCGAAATAAGTCACGGAAGAGTTGAGGAGTGCAAGGATTCGGTAAGCGGATTAAAGGCAATCTACATAATCAACTTCGACGATTTAAACGAAGATTCAGCAGTTTTTGATACTGCAAATGCAGACGAATCTGACGAGTTAGAAAGTTGGATTCCTGTAGATACTGCAACTCCGCTGAATATTTACAAATACGAATTAAAATCTACTGCTAACGCACTAAACACAACTATCAACGCTTCGAGAGATAATGGAACGACATTCTTTACTCAAGAATTAGTAGTTAATTTAAAGCGTCAAGACGTAGTAACCCACAAGCAAGTGAAGCTACTTTCTTATGGCAGACCAAGAATCATTGCTCGTAGTATGACTGACCAATTTTTCTTACTTGGATTTGCTCAAGGATGTGACGTAAGTGCTGGTACTATTGGGACTGGAGCCGCTCTTGGAGACTTCAATGGCTACCAACTTACATTTACTGCTGAAGAGGAACTTCCACCATTGTTTATTGATTGTAACAAAGAAGAAGACCCAACTACAGGTCTTGATGCAGTCTTTAACAACGGAACTGACGATGCTAACATAGTATCCAATTAAGATTCTTTCTTATATTCCTTTCATAACAAGAGGCACTTTTCGGAGTGCCTTTTTTATTGCCTTACATTTCAAAAGAGAAACAAAAAAACGCTATTTTAGTTATTATAGTAGAGATGATTATATTACAAGAGATAGCAACAAGTCAGACATTTAGCTTTATACCAAGAAGCCAAACTTATGACGGTTTATTTATTACTGACGACCAAACGAA